TAATTTAACTATATACAATGTATCAGATGTAGATAAAATAATTAATAAAGTCGTAACAATGTGTGGGACAATCTCAAAGAGAACTGACGAGTCTAACGTTCTTATGTTACTGGATTCTAAGGAAATAGTTTTTCTTTTGTTACCTAAAGATAAATTGACTAAAGAAGTAAATTTAGAATTAAATGAAAAATTAAGTATAGATACTTACGGATGTGCTGTTGGAAAAGTATTTAATTTAACAATAGGAGATAATGGAAAAAATGACAGGGCTATTCAATTAGAAAAGCCAAGTCATTTATTTATACTAAATTAATTATTAATCTGTATAAGAAATATTTTTACCTAAAGAATAATTTTCTTTAAGAGTACCGAGTGTTCTAATTTCTTCTTTTAATTTTTTATACCTATCGACGTTACTGTTATAGATATTGTTTCGCATATCTTGAAACTCTGTTTGTACTTCTGCAGAATTATATTTAGGCATCACAATGTTTAAGGATTTTCCATCCCTATCTTTTAGCTCGACACTATCTGCATAAGATAGTACTGTATTCCCTTTAGGTCCTTTATAGCTTTTAATAGTGCTATAAATGATTTCTCCGAGTTGGTCTACAACTTCTTGATCTTTATTACCGAATACTTTACCAAGACCTGCTTTTAATGCTTTCTCACTCTGAAACTCTTCAGGATTATTACATATCTCATAAAGAAGTTTAGTAATTGCTGGTGCAGATTTTAGATTTAGACCATTCTGACCTGTACTAAGCACTAAGCTCACATTAGTGAAAACTTTCTTAGATAAGTTACCATGATCAGAGTCATTAAAAGTAGAAACGAGTTTTTTATAGTAATCTCCATCAGCTGCTTTTAAATCAGATAATAGATTAGCTGTTTTATCTGCTATATCTATATCACTAGATCTGCTTAATGCTGTAGTAACTTGATCTAGCTTACGTACAGATGCACTATAGCCTGTACCTCTGTTAGGAATGTCTTTCTCTATATAGCTTCCTGTTTCAGGATCAAATACTTTTACTACACCTTTATCTTTAAGCTTAGGATTAAGCATGTATGGTGCTGTAGAAAGATTTTCTTTAGCTGTTGCAGCAGAATATTCAAGAGGATTAACTCTATTCTTCAATTCAGCTACTCCTTTACCTTCAGGACTATTCGGATCTGCATTAGGATCGATAACTATAGATTCACCAGTAAGGGGATCTTTAACTATAGCATAAGGTGTCTTTCCACCGTAATCTTGTAAAAGTTTTTGCTTAGCTATACGTTGGACAGGCGTAAGAGCGTTATCATTGTTAGACATTAATCTTACAGCTTCTGGACCACTAGGATTATCTATTATTCTAGAAGCATAGGCAATTACTGCTTCATCTATGTCTGCTTGATCTATGCCATCCGTGCTTTTAGCATTAAGGATATCATTAAGCTTTTTAAGGCGTTTATTACTATCATTAACACTAGCTTCTTCAGCAGGTTTATTATTTACCTCCATTATATTCCCATTATAAGAATTAACTGTATTAGGTTGAGAATTACTAGCTCTCTGAGCCATCATAACCTTATCTCGTTCAGCATTGTACCAATCTCTATTAGCATTCTCTGTCTCTATCTCAGCTTGAGCTTTTCGAGCGAGAAGTTCAGCTTGTAGTTCTGCAGCAGATTTACCACCGAAAGCTCTCTTGATTGCCTCATACTCATTCTGTAGATTATTAAATCCCCATTGAGCTTGCTCGTTCTGTATTCTCTGATTAGCATTCTTTAGATTACCATACTGATTGTCTATGCTCTGTCCTATATTCTTTAAACGATTGTTCTCAAGAAGTAAAGGATTATTCTCTGCATCGAAATCTATCTCTTGCTGAGTCTTAGTATTCTGCTTATCCCTAAGAACATTTAGTAACTCTTCACTCTTTACCTTTAGAGGATTAAGCTTCTCTTGTAACTCGTTATCTAACGTTAGATTTCGATTCCTAAGACCATAGTTCTCCACCTGTAAAGGGTGGAGTTCCTCTAGTCTTTTCTCTTGCTGATACCTATTCCAAGCTTCTTGCATTGCAGAGAATGTTCTGAAGTTATCACTCTTCATAGGAGAGTCGAAGTGAGGTATCGAGATATATTGTTGAGGATTATAGTACGACATATTATGCTCCGTAAGCTGCTGTTAATGCTGCTCTCTGACCTTTAAGCCTATTGTATTCAGCTCTGTCTCTAGCCATATTCTCTTTAAAGGCATCTCGTTGCAGTTGCATATTCTCCATCTGCTCTTTATAGAGTCTATTGTTCTTACGCATATCTTGTAAGCCTGAGTAGATACCATAAGCACCCATAACTGCACTACCTAAATTACCAATCATCTCTCCATTAGTACCTCTAGTTACTGTAGATCCGTCAGCTAATGTAGTAGTTGTACCACCACCATTCCACCAGTTACTAAAATTATTCCAAGCATTAGATAAAGCATTGCCACTATTATTAGGGATTGTTAAGTTTCTACCAGCTAATGTAGATGCATTGCTTGTATAGAATTGTTTAGGAGCATAACTCCCACCTAGTTGCACACCAGTACCATTAAATCCATTAGATTGAAGCCAATTAGGGATATAGGTAGACTGATTTAGTATACTATCTTCAATATACGCCATTTTTCTCTCCTTTATTTAAATCTATTAAAGTTTTCTGCATCTTGTGCTAGATCTGTCGCATAGAGTAATCCTTTCTCTAGCGCAAGGTGTGAAAACTCACCACTAGCTAGTAAGTAAAATATCTCGTCATCTTCTTCGTGATTTATATCTACGTCATATTCACTTAGATCTAGCGTACCATTTATAGTATCTCGTAGTCGTTCTTGCTCTTGATTATTTCGATCTTTCTCGTCTTTAAAATCTTCTTGAGCTTGTCTTATCTTAGCTTGAGTTCTAGCTCCACCTATGACATTGATAGCTCCTACAACTGAGGCTACTGTTGCTGCAGTAGCTGCTACGGTAGCTAAGTTCATACCTATTTGCCCTCCAGCAGCTGGTATAGCCCACCATGAGGCATATATACTCATTACCATACCTACTATCTGTAACCAGAGTATATTATTCATAGCTCCAGTAAGTGCAATACCTGCAGCCATCAAGCTGAAGCCAGCAGCACCGCCATAACCAGTCCAAGAGAATACTACACCTATAACAAAACCTACTATGGCAATAACAGGACCTATAATCTTACCGAATGCAGTAGTCTTTTTCTCCTCCCACTCTACGTTATAAGTTAAGTAGATTGTTGCTAGATATATCTCTAGCTGAGCTGAGTAAGGTACTCTGATCCAGAGTGATCTAGGCATAGGTATTAAGTACTTCTCATCAGATACAAACTCAGGCATATAGTTAAAACTACTAGAGTAAGCATACGAAGCATTAGGATTATAACTAGCATTTATAAAGCCTACAATCTGTTCAGCTTCGTATGTACCAGTTTCGTCTCCTTGAGAATACGTTGCAGTGTAGTATACAGCTAAAGCACCTTGAGTAGCAGGAGTATTGTCTAGATTAACCCATACTCTACCATTGTCTTTCTCATACTGAGCTAGGTTTATATATTGAATAGAACAAGGTACTCGTACATAACCTGTAGTAGGATTATTATTAGTATTATTAACATATCTATACTTAGGACCAGACCATTGACGTTGGCTATCGTCTGTAGGTTTTCTTATATACCCTACATCTTCGAAACCTAACTGAGCATCTAGAAAGTTATAATTATCTGAGATACCTGTAAGTCTTCTCTCACTCATAGCTACATTAGTAGCATTAATATAAGCATGGTGTCTATAAGTTCGTCCTTCTCCTCCACCAGAAGTACTCCAGTACTGAGTGTATGCTCTTGAATAAAAGTAACTTATATTAAAGCCATATTGTATAAACTTAGTGAATACTTTCTTGTTAGCTTGTTCTTCTGTAGAAGCAGTCCAGTCTGGGACATTCAAGTATAGGTACATAGCGCTACAATTAGGTTCTGTACCCATATAGCATATTTTGTTATGCTCTACTCCTTCTACTTCTCGTTTTATGTACTGTATTCTAAACTCTTTACCTGCAACAGAGTAAACTGTTCTAGGAGCATTATCATGATATGTACCAGCACGAGCTATACTTTCTAGAAATGTAAAAATCTTCCATAGGTATTTCTGCCAGTTCTTATTCTCTCGAACGGATTTATAGCAGAAGTACTTCATATCCATAAACTGAGTAATAGAAGCCCATTGTACATGTTCTTCGTTGTTTAATTGAGTGAATAAGCTAGTTATGTTCTTATCGTTCTTAGGCTTCTTTTTAGTAGTTTTATTCTTATACCCAGCTTCTTCCAGAGCTTTATTGTAAAACTTATTACCACTAGGTACATTTCTTTTTAGAGGATAATTAGCTGCAACAGATACTAGCTTTGAGCTAGTTGTAGTAGCTAGACTATCTTTATTTCTACCATAGTAGATAGAACGATTACCATTTAAAGTGGATTCTATAAAATAAGCTTTCTCGTTCTTGCTTATAAGCCTAAGCTGATCTATTATATCTGTAACATAGAAATCATAATAGATAGGTTCTAACTTATCTAGGTCTCCTTCTTTATGGTCTTTCCATGTAAAGTAAGTGATAGCCCTATAAGCTATCTTACCATCGGACCTATCTACAAAGATTTCTGTAGGGGTAGAGATAACTTTATTATCAGGATTAGTATAGTCTATCTCCCATTGTTTTTTAAAGACTTCGTATATCTTAGGAGTAAGCTCTTTTAAGATGTAAGAATTAAAATCTATATATAAACCTAGATCAGTAATATCTACTACACTATCTTTCTTATAGATTGAGCCTTCTTCTTTCTCTTGAATAACAGTAGCGAATACACTATCTTTATGCCTAAAGGTATATCCATCTTTAGTAAACTCTTTAGTTGTAAAGTTGTAATCTACCTGAAGTGATAACAAGTACTCTACACCTAGGTCACTACCAGCAGTGAACTCATAGCTTACTATTTGTCCTTCTATGCCAGTAACTTTCTTGATCTTATTCAAGTCATAAGTAAAAGTATTGAAGGCTACTTTAGAAGAATAAGGTAGTTTAAATCTAACGAAGTTCTGCTCATGCTGAGAGTTTATATCTAAGACATTTTTATATAGAGCCTTAGTATTGCTATAGCCTCTAATCTTATATCTAAGAAGTTTTTCTAAGTAGTCTTTCTGAATAGAGTTCTTCATAGTAGTACCTACTTTAAACTTATGAAAAGGATCGCCGAAAGCAGGTACTGTTTTAGTCTCGTCCTTTGTGACTTTCTTATGAAAAATACTCATTAGATACCTTTATAGCTCTATTCCACTAGGTTCTCCACCCTTCTCTATTCTATTCTCTACCTTATATTTCTTCTTAGCTTCCCAATCAGTTAAGCTTGAAGCTCTAAGGTCATCATAGACTTCAGATAATGAAGATGCTTTTAATGCTTTAGGGAATGCTGCTGCATTCTCATTGAAATCTAGCATACCAGAAGCGAATATCATTGAGAAAGACTCTAGCTGAGATTGAAGTAGTTTTAGTTTTAAGTTATCACTAAAGCCTTCGATCTGTCTATCGTATACTTTAGTCTGCGCTCTTAACTGCTCTTGTTTTAGTTTATTGAGAGCTTCATCTTCATCAGCTTGATTTTCTTTTAGTTCTAGTTCTGCTATCTTTAGTTTTAGTTCTGCGTTAGCTATAGCTAGATTAACAGACTTGTCTATTGCAGCTGAAACTAATTGAATGTAGGCTTGGGCGTATGTATCGCCCAATATCCTACCATTATCGTATTGAATACGAAGATTTTCATCAATAGCATGCATTAAGACATCGAAAGCTCCTTCACCTAACCATTGAAGTCTGTTCTCTCCATAGAACTCTTTAGATAATACTTCACCTGAAGTAATATCATTAGGCTCTACCTTTACATTCTTATAGTCAGTTGTGATCTTTACTTTAGTCTTAGCCATTGATTAGTCCTCGTAGCTGATATTATATTTATTAACTAGCTCTACCTTAGCATTGCCTGTTCTTCTACCATTAATGACTTCATCACTATGGATAGGTATTCTAACGTCCTTAGCAGAATCTATGAGACATTGCTCTAACTCTACTGGTACATTTAAAGGCACTACTTTAGATAAGCTAAAGAATTGATTTTCACAAGTTAGCATAACTGCATTAGTTACATCATTATCTCTCTTATCGTTAGATGTAATAGTCACTACTCTAGTTTTAAAAGCTTCTTTCTTAACACTTGCTACAAGTGCTTGTAGGTTAGTAACCTCTTCTACTTCAGAAGTCTCAACTTCTTCATTGTTTTCGATTTCGACATTCTCATCTTTTTTCTTAGCCATAATTTATCCTTTATTTAGATTTAAGTTATCCCCTAGTTATAGGGGATAAAAGGTATTAAGCACTTGCTAGAACTAGAGTTTTCAATAGTTTCTCTTCTTGCAAGATAATACCTGCATACCAGAAGCGATAACTAAAGAAGCCTTTAGTGCCATAAGGATTGCTCAACTCAGTTTGTTTAGGATCTTGAGATCTAAATGTAATCTTGTCTTGTCCTTTAAGACCTACAGTAGCGAATGCACCTTTAGTTGGGAACAAGATAGGGAATACATCGAATTTACCTGTACCAGCAGCACCAGTGTAAGATAATGTACCAGTATAGCCAGCAGGTACAGTAGCACCTTTACCACGATATACTACAGCTGTCTCACTCTCAATAAATCTAACCTCATGCATAGCACCAACTTCACCTTCAGCTAGGTTACTAGCATCAGCATATTTATAAGCTGGGATATATGCGAACTCTTCAGTATTGTTCTTACCTCTAGTAGTATTCTCTAGATCGAACTTAACCTCTGGTCCGATAATTGCATAGTAAGCTCTATTAACAGTTCTAGTATCGATCTTATTAGATCCTGTAACTATCTCTGTATTTTTCTCAGCTCTATTTCTAACAAGCTTCTTAACAGCTCTTCTTAGAAGGTCATAGCTGATTCTATATTGGTCATCTAGTGTACCACCAGCAGTAATACCATTACCCATTGTAGCTAGGTTAGTAGCTAGACCTGAGTAAAGTACGTTACCTGTACCAAGCATATCTAGTTGGATTAGATCTTCGTTTCTAACGTTAGCTAAAGCACCAAGTTCTTCACGATACCTAGTTTGCATAACGTCTTCACTGAATAGCTCTACTTCATCAGTATACTCGATCATCTCTCCATAGCTTGCACAAGTAGTCTCCATAGTTACTTTCTGAAAAGTTACTTGATTTCTAGCACCACTACCCTCTGGTAATTTAGCTTGATTAAGACCATTAGTAACGTCTTCTACGTTTCTACTTGACAAGAAACCATACTTAGCAAAATCTGCTGCATTTAGATCTCTATCGTAGATATGTTGCCATCTAGAAATCTTGTACTTCTTACCACTCTTAGTTGGCATAGATTTTCTATCAGCGAACTGACCATAGATATTCTTAGCGTTAGCTGCATTTATACCAGCTCTATCGTACCAATGTAGGATAGTGTTAGCACCACTTGTTGAGTTGTTACCGTCTTTATATTCCATAACTGCCATAATTGTTTTTCCTTTTAGAATCTATTTTGGAGCGATTTATACCAAGCGTTATATTCATCATCATTGTCTTCGTCAAGATAATTAATAACACTCTTCTTATCTGCTCTAGAACTAGGTAGAGCAGCACTAGCTTTAGCTCTTGTTCTGATAGCTTCCTCTTTAGCTTTAGTAGCCATAGCTTGTTTTTCTATCTGCTCTTGCCTAGTAAAATAATCTTGACCTGCTTTAAAGTAATACTGTAAAACAGGTTGTTGATAACCATCTAATGCCGCTAGCTTTAGAGCTTCAGGCATTACCTTCTCGTATATACCGTTTTTAACATCATCATGCAGACCCTCGATATTCTCAGTATTACTTAACAAGTACTGCTTAGATTGTGGATCGAGTACTTCGAAGGCACTCTTAGTTTTCTCGAACTCTGGATCTCTAGCTAGTCTTGCAATAACATCTTGAGTATTTTGAGCTTCAGCTTGTTCTGCATATCTAGTTGGGGTATATTTCCCATCGTTCTCAGGAAGATCGTAAACATCTATTCCACTAGATTTAATAAGGGAAGAGATTGCATCTTTATTTCCCTTTTTAATATCTATAAGTAGGTTAATATCGTCTTCACTGATACCATTCTGCTCGATTGCACTTATAGTTCTTCTATAAGGTGCAATAGTCTGCATTTTCTTGGTATAGTCCATAGCTTTAGGAGCTAAGCGTATAAGCTCGTCTTCACTAAAGTCATACTCCATACCATTAGCTTTTATTTTATAAGTCTTAGGTTGCGGAGTCTCTTGAACAACTTGCTCAGTAGGTTGTTCCACTTCCTCACTTACAGGCTCACTAACTTCTTCAGTAATAGGTTCTTCTACTTCAGGAGTAACTTCTTCTTCTACAGCTTGAGGAGCTTCTTCTACAGGTTCTTGTACTGCATTAGCTCTCTCGTCTATAACCATCTTTTCTAGTTCTTCATCGGTAAGATTGTTTAATTGCTCTTCAGTCATTATCTATTCTCCTCTGCCAATGCTGATCCAGCTAATGATGGTATAACTGTAAATAGGTATTGTTGTAAATTAGCTACAGATACAAGCTCTTCAATAACGTCAGGTCTTTCACCTCGTTTTTTGACATCACCTCTACCTAGTAAGCTTACTCCACTCAAGGCTTTATCTTTTAGATAACCTTCTAGAATAACCTTTTTAAAGTCTTCGCTTTTTAGCAATCGTTTAAGAGCTTTATCTAGCTCCACCCAGTAACTATTGTCTACAGATTCAAGTTCGTTTAGTACTTGTTCTTCCATATTTTCCCCTTTATTAGATTATAAATATTGTTGCTTAGGACTCTGAAGTAATTTCAGAGTTTCTCTATCTATGTTAAATTGATTTTGTAACTGCTGTCTTTGCAAAGCTTCCTTCTCCTTTATCCCACTATATTGATGTACGTAATCTAAGTCAGTCTTATCTGCCATAGAATTAAGATTCTTAGCCTTAGCTAACTCAGTTTGTACCTTAGCTCTCTTAACATCTTGATCTACTGTATTCTCACCAGCTTTAGCTTGAGTATTAGCTATCTCAGCTTGTAGTAGTTGCATTTGTAGTTGTTGCATCTGTTCTGCCATAGGATCAGGTTCTGGTTTATAGTCCATAATCATCTTAGCGAGATCAGGCATCCTATATAGCTGAGCTATCTGAGCCATAAGTATCTTTCTCAATCTAGGGTCTTCACTAGGACCTACAGTCTGCAATACGAAAGCTAATTCTTGAGCTTTAGCTCTGTTGTCGTCACTTGTAGAGATACTAAGATCAATATCTATATTAGCTCCTAAGTCATCTCTCTTTAGATATACGAAGGTATCGTTAGTTATTCTATATTGAGACTCTTCATCTAAGAACATAGCATCGTAAGCTAACCATTTTCTAAGTAATGGCTTAACTAGATTTTCACTTATATTTCTAACTATGTTTAATCTTCTAGTACTAGCACTATCTATAGCACCTCTAATTGATGTTGCAGTCGATCCTAAAGCATTTCCATTGATACCTGTATTAAAACTAGCTACACCAGTAATGCTCTCTGCTTCATTGTTCATTAATGTAAGTACATTGAATATTGAGCTAGGTAGCTCATTGAAGTTACCTATAAAGAAGTCTGAAGCATAGTGATTAAACTCGAAGTTCTCACCATTGAGAAATCTCTGTTTATTGTATTCATCAAGACTACCTTTCTTTATACCCTTCTGACCATTATTAGATAAAGCCATATTATCTATAAAGCCTCTATAGATTGCAGTCTTGATCTTTTGAATATCGCTTAGTAACTCTGCATTAGATTCTCCATATAGTTTAAATGGTATAGCAGAGAATGGTACTATTAAAAATGGAGGCTTCTTATCAGGGAAAGGATTATCTTCTAACCTAATAATTGTATTGTCTATCCAAGTACATACAATAGGTTCTGCTATGTCATCACCATTGATGTCATAGTTACCCCAGTACTCATGTACCACTATCTTCTTTCTAGCAGTATCACTAAATCTAAAGCTAGTACTATCCTTAGTAATATACTCAGTATCGTTAGTACCTGTTAGACCTGTAGGTATCTTGATCTTATCTAGGTTTTTATATATACCTGCTTGCTTAAGTGTAGTCATATCAGTCTCGTATCTATAGATAACGAACTGACATTTATCCATATCGTCTTGACAAGTAGGATCTATGAATATATCTTCATTTCTGCATACCATAGCTGTAGGGTGATTCTTAACTGGTTTAGTCTTTCTTACTCTTACTTTAGTTATCAGAGTAGGCTCTATACTTTGAAGAATACTAGAATCAGTAATACCTTGATTTACTGCTTCTATAGCTCTCTGGTAATCAGGGTTGGGTATTTCTCTATCTTCTTCTACTTCTACAACCTTTTCTTCATACTCCCAACCTGTTCTAATAACTACAGTACCTTCTTGATCTAGAACCTTTAAAGCTTTAGTCATAAAGTTATATCTGCTAAACTGCCTACAGAATTGAGTATTAAGTAATACCTCTATCTTAGGTGCTATCTCAGCATCTTCAGAAGTAACTGGATTAGCTTTAATAATATCAGGAGTAGATACGAAAGGCTCAATTAATGCAGCATGTTGCCACTCTGATTGTTTCTTAATATCTCTAGATACTAGTTTAGATCTACCATTAACTTCGTTACCGTAAGGCTCTGCATTGTACTCACTCTTCCATCTAGCTATCTTCTGATCTAACTCATTTCTGAGTAACTTAGATGCAGTAAAGTCTGCCTTTAAATTAGAGAGCAATCTAGCTTCAGTTATGTTGTCAATCTCTATCATAGTCAGCCTCTATTCTTACTTCATTTAAATATCCATAACTAAGCTCTAGAAACTTATTTAGAGTAGCCTTAGAGTTAAATACTCCATTCTTGTCATAGCTATCGCCTAGTAAGATACATCCTTCAGTATCCTTAGGATAATTACCGTTATGAATAAGGATATATCTAGATCTAGGTACTAGATTGTTATATAGTAATGGCAATGATCTCTTAAATCTAGGTGAGTTATGCCATACTACATTGTAAGCACCTACAGGTATTCTTCTATCTTTACCACTCTCTGTAGTATCTCCACCAGCAGGCTCTAGTGTATAGCCTTGTAAGATAGCCCTATCCTTATCCATTAAAGAAAACTTACCTATTGTTCCATCAGGTATATTTCTAAATCTAGTAATGTTTAAAATCAATCTCTTCTCCTTTCGTTTCCATCCCAATCGTCTTTACATCTAGGGAAAGGTCCTATGCCATACTTGGCTAGAAAGAAATCTCTAACCATAACTAAAGCATCACTGCCGAACCATGCACCAATCCCACAAGATGCATAGCTTACTTTCATATCTTGACAGAAATAAAAGACTAGTTCATAGACTATATATGCACTAAATACTCCGTCAAGGATTCTGTTAAAGAAATGAGAAAAACACTTCTTGCGAGAACTCTTGAAGAAAGAGATAATGCTGCCTATAGTACCTATGAATACCACGTACCATAAATAATGTATTTCCACTTTTCTCATGTCCTAAATACCGTTAAGAGTTTAGCAGGGGAGATTATGGCATTGATCACTCCTTGTGTAATAGCCCATACCGTTAGGGCAGTCTCCATACTGCTGAACATACGATCGTATAGGCAGAATAGCCCATAACCACAAACCCCTATAAAAACTCCCCCTAGCACTAGAACAATAATGCGTTTAAGCATACTCTTTGGTCTAGGTAAACCTTTTATCCCCATTATTTATTCCCCTTATAGCACTGAATAAGCAAGTCCTCAACATGAGAAAAGTACTTCATTAATTCTTCGAATGTCTCAGGCTTAGCAGGATCGTACTCAGGCTTAACAGGTAGAGTATTAATACATCTAATAGGTACATACTTCTCCTGATATTCAATCTGAGTAACAACCTCTGGCTTAGCTGAACAACCAACTAGAAACAAGATACTACTTAAGAGGCTTAGCAGCTTCATTAGCTATCCCTTCATAGTATTTAAGCTTAGATTCACAACTATCATTAGGCTTAGTTATATACTTGTACTTAACTTCAATCTCAGGTTTTTTAACTACTTGAACGCTTAGATTCTTTATCGCTTCATTCTGCTGATCTAAGCTATTTCTGCATAGAGCTAGTTTAGAATCTGCTAAAGCTTTATCTAGGTATAAACTCTTGTATTCTTCTTGTTTATCTCTAAACTGCTTTTCTAGATTAGCTACTTTATCAGAGTA